TTAGTTCGCAATTCATTAATATTACGAAATAGATAAAGGAGAGATAAAATGGCTAAATTAATAGGGTTGGGATATGATAATAATGTTAATGCTGATAAAATAGTTGCAATTGTAAGTTCAAGTGCTGCACCTTCAAAAAGAGCTATTAAAAATGCTAAAGATAAGGATTTATTAGTTGATGCGACAAATGGAGCTAAAACAGCAGCCGTAATAATCATGGAAAGTGGACATGTTGTTATAAGTGCTTTAAAAGCTGAAACAATAAGAAAAAGAAGTACAGGGATATAAAGTAATATAGAAAAAAAGAGAAAAATATATAAATAAGATAAATAATTATAAAGATAGTGCCTAAATTTAAGAAAGTTTGTCAATAAACTAAAAAAAATAAAGGTGCTATTTTTTTATAAATATATTAAGATATTTGTATAATAAATCGGAAATAACATGAAGTTCATAAGGATATTACTTATTAAAGTTTAAAAATGTCCACTTTGAATGGGTTGGGGTAAACTATATCATTTTTTAGGAGGGGTAGGTATGAATAAAGAATTGGTAAGGCAATTATATGCAAATGGATTAAATGCAAGAGAGATTTCAGAAGAGTTAAATGTTAATAAATCAGCAGTAAACAAATGCATCCAAAGAAACTTTAAAGATTTAAAGCCTATTCATTTAAAAAATAGAAAATGTCTAAAGTTTTATGAAAATGAAGTAAGAAAAATAACAAAATATGAAAGCAAACAATATATGAGTGATAAAACTTTTATATTAAAGAATAGATCTCTTTATGAAACTAAATGTGATGGTGATATAGTACTAAAAAAAGATATAGGTTATTCAATTCCTTGGGATGTACCAAGGAAGTTAATAAATGAATTTAAGAGTTGTTAGAAATAACAGCTCTTTTATTATGTGGAGGTATTAAGCAGGTGAGATAATGATAGAAGAAAAAATAAGAACTTGGGAAAAGGGCTCGGCAAATCCTATTCCAGATTCTAAGTATGAAAGATATAAAGAGAAGTTAGTTGAATTAAGTATAGAATATCCTGAAAGAAATTTAATGTTATTTCTTTTAGCTAGAGCAACAGGATATAGAATGCAAGACATAATAATATTAACTGTTGGAGAAATAAAAGATGCATTAGATAAAGGATATTTTGAAATTCAAGAGCAGAAGCAATACAAGCAATGGAAAAGTGAAGTTGCTAAAAATCCTAATAGAAGAAAGCCAAAGAAAAGAGTTGCTGAAATTGGACCAGCATTAGAGAAACATTTAAAACAATATCTTAAGGGAAAGAAAAGGTCAGAATTTGCATTTCCTAGTAGAAAAGGTAAAGGCAATGAAGCACTAACACAAAAATCTTTTAGTGATAAGTTAAAAGAAGTTGGAGAAGCTATTGGATTAGAGCATATAACAGGGCATAGTCCAAGAAAGACATATGCTACTAAAATTTATACAGAAACCAATGGGAATTTAGAAGCAGTAAGAATAGCATTAGGGCATAAGAGTATTGAAGAAACTAAAAGATATCTAGGATTAAAAGAACAAATGGCAAAAGATGCTGCAAGAATAGCTGATACAGGAATATAAGATTAAATTACTGTTTAGAGGTTAAATCAGTAAAAAAAGAAATGGTGTTTATTTAAGGATTAAAATAAAAATTACTACTAATATATG